GTCCAATACTGCTGTTCGCCACCCTCGGACGTGGAGTCCAGAATCTGGGCCAGCTGGGTCCAGCCGGTGATTTCGCGACAAGTGCCGGCGCCGCCGCCCGTGGGGAACAGGCTCGTGCTGGACGTATCGATGCCTTCCAGCTCGAAGGTGCCGGTGGTGGCGCCGTCGACGCGCACGATGCGGTCGGTCAAGCGCGCCCAGCCGGACACGACGTCGATGTAGTCGCCGTCGGTGAAGCCATGGGCGGCGGACGTGGCAACGCCCGGGTTGGCGTTGGTGATGGCGGAAAGGGTCTTCTCGGAGCCATAGCCGGAGGCGATGGACACGGTCGAACCGTTCGGCAGATAAACGGCCATTGCGGGGTTTCCTCAGTGGGGACGCCCGGCGAGCGGGCACAAAAAAGGCCCCTCTCGGGGCCGGGCATCTGCGCTTACGCGCGGGGTCAGATCACGTCGGCGCGGTACTCGAGGGAGACCGGCACGACGTAGGCGTTCTCTTCCTGCAGGCCGGGGCCGGCGCTGGCCGGCGAGACGACCTGCACCGTCACGGCGCCGCTGGTGTATCGGCCGTTGACGGGGAACTGGGTGTTCAGCTCGGCGGCTATGTCCAGCGCGGGACCGGCGCCGCCGTTAATGGGCCGCACGATGTCAATCTGGAACACGCCGCGGTAGGTTCGAAGCGACCCAGCCAAGTCCTCGGCGGTCGTCTGTGCCGGCAGCAGCCATGCCCGCAGGTACGTCTCGCCAGCGACCGGCGTGAACTGCACGTTCTCGTAGGCCACACGCAGCGGCGTGCCGCGGCCGGCGGCCCAGCTCGCCAAGCGCGATTCGAGGATGACGCGGACGGCCTTGGTGCTCACTGGTTGCGCACCTCATTGGCCGCGGCGTCAACGAAGGTCTGGAACTCGGTGACCGTGATGCGCACCATTCCAAGCGGCGCCTGCTTCTTGCTGTGGCCGTACTCCAGCGGGATGGCATACGGCAGCGAGTTGGTCAGGTAGATGTCCTGCCCCGGCTGCCAGCCGTTGAGCTGCACGCGCACGCGCTCGAGCGTCTTGCCGCCGGTCTTGTCGGTGCTGGGCGTGATCAGAGTGTCGACGCGCCCGAAGGCGACGTTCCAGTTCGCGCGGAAGCGGCCAGTGTCGACCGGGCTACGCAGCACGACGCGGCTGGCCAGATCCAGTCCGACCCGGCGCACAACCTGCTCGGGCGCAGCCTTCGCCTTCTCGACGAACTTACTGATGTCCAGGCCGAACGTCTGCGGACTACTGGCCACGGAGCTGGGCCTCGTACAGGCAGTGAATGCCAGCAGGCGCCAGCGGCTTGACCGCCACGACCTGCCAGTCCCTGCCCTGCCACGCCAGGACGTCGCCCTGCTTCGGCATGACGGCCGGCGCCATGTAGGCGCGCTGGTCGCCTTGCAGCACCAGCGTGCCGTCGATGTACTTCTGGTCGTAGGCGAACACGGCGGCGGTCGTCGCCAGCTCTTCGACCGTGATCGGCGTCGTTCCCGTGCTGGGATCGTAAGCACCGGTGGTCTGCCGCTGCAGCGTCGCCGACGCGCCGAACCGCTGCAGCAGGCGCGTGGCCGTGGCTGCGGTGGCGGCGTAGTTGAAGGTGGTCACTTGGATTGTGGAGCTTCGTTCGCAAGCGAGAAGGTATCTATTGCCAGCGTGACGCGAGCCACAGCAATGCTGTCCTCGCCAAACAGGTCAGGCTCGATTTTCAGAACGCCAGGCAACTTGACGCCATTGACGTAAACCCCTTTGTCGGGGCCAGCTTTCACCACAACTACCTTATTCACGCCCGCACCACCGGAATCTGCGCGCCGCCACCATCCCGCAGCAGCCCGGCCAGCAAGCCTTCGACCATCGCGTAGCGGATCCACTGGCGCGCGCCGTCGGCGTACGTCACCGAAATCGGCCCGACCGTCTCCTGCTTCACCTGCGCGCCCTGGTCGGCCAGCAGCTCGCCGGCAGACGCGCGCACGGCCAGTTCGGCATTCGCCCGCTGCACCGGCACCGGCACGACGTCGGACGCCACGCCCAGCACGCCATCGCGCGGCCAGTCCAGCGCCTGCGTGGTGCTCGACCGCTCGCCCTTCCAGCGCTGGCCGTAAACGGCGGTCATGTAGTCCACCGCGCGGCGCAGCGCCTGTTCCTTCTGCTCGGTGGTCAGCGCGGCCCACGCCGCGTTGCCGCGGGCAGTGAAATACGTATCGGCATCGGCCACCGAGATGTAGGCCTCGGCGTCAGCTTTGCCGGTGCCATCCTCGATGACGATCGCCATTACAGTTCCTCCACCATGCGGTGCTTCAGCAGCAGCCGGACCTCGTGACGCATGACCGTAAGCTCGTGGCCGCGCTCAAGTTGGACCAGCCCGACCTGGCACGGCTTGCGCGCCCGGATGCGGATCTGGTTGTCGATGCCCCGCAGGCCGTCGATGGACGTGTGCGGGGTGTACTTGCCGAAGCGCTCGGCAGCGTCGTACGCCGGCCACACGCTCGACAGGAAGCCCGATGCAACACGCACCGGGCAGTGGATTTCACGGGCGATCTTGCGCGCCTCGTCGGTGTAGTCGTTGTCTGCATAGCCGTCCATGCCGGCCATCACGACGACCTTGGCGCCCATGGCGAAGGCCGCCCATGTGGCCACCAGGCCGGACAGCACGAACCGCGGGCAGTCGGGCCAGAAGCCCAGCCGATAGTCGGCGAAACCGTGCGGCGAGATGATCGGTGCATCCGACGCCTCCCGCAGGTGCTTGCCCATCGGCACCTGCCGCGAGGTGTGCGTGTGGTCGATGGCCAGCAGATAGTCCGGCTTTCGCAGGTCCACACCGTGGCCGTTCGTGCTGATCACCATGTCGCCGGCCTTCAGGCCGATGCGGTCCAGGTCAGTCGCCAGCGACGACCCGCCGCCCATGACGACGAACCGCTTGCCCTTGTGCGCCAGTATTAGGTCGCGGAAGTCGCGCAGCTCCGGCGCCACGTGCAGCGGCGGCACCCAGGCGGCGCGCGTGTTCCAGGGGCGCGGCTTGCCATGGAAGCAGACCACCTTCGCGTCGGCCGGCAGGCCTTCGCGGCAGTGGACCTTGTAGCTGTAGACCGGCTCGCTGTCCTGCCACCTCGCCGCATCGGCCAGGTGGTCCATCAGGAAGCCCTGGTCGCCCCACTTCGGCCAGCGGTTGCAAACGCGCATGTGGCCGGCAGGGTCAGCCAGCCAAGCTTGCCAGACGCGCGCGCGGTCCTCGGCGGTGACGTACATGAAGCCCGACCCGATGATGGTCGGCTCGGTGAAGTCGCGCAGGACCGTGGTGCGCTCCGGCTGGGCCGGCAGTTCACGCACGACCGTGTCCAGGTCAATCATCAGCACGTCGCCATCCAGCGACGGGCCGAACATCTCCATCTTGGCCCACCAGCCCGGCCAGTCGTGCTCGAGCGGGATGTACTCGACGCCATCGACTGGCGTGTCGGTCAGGCAGACCAGGCCAGGCACCTGACGGGCCAGCCAACGCACATGCTCAGGACCGAAGTCGCCACCGGACCGGAGCACGCACGCCTTAATCATTCGAACACCAGCACAATGAGGTCGCACGCATAGCGCGGGTACGGCACGGCAAACACATCAATCAGCTCGCGCCCGACCAGCGCCACGTACTCGTGCGACTCTCGGTTGAAGACAGGCGGGTCACCCGGGCGACGCCAATGCCGGCCCATGACCTCGCCGATGACCACCCGGCCGTAGTCGGCCGTGCGCGACAGTAGCGGCGCAATCTCGTCATCGGGCACGTGCAGCAGCACCGTCCAGGCCAACCAAGTGCTGGCCGGCTGCCAGGTGTCGCCGAACGAGTATCCGGGGTTCGTACCAGCCGCCGCGGCCAGCGCCGCCGGGTTGATGTCGAACCCCGCATATCCGTCCTGAGGAAAGGCCGGCGCGAGCCGGCCGTCCCCACATCCGAACTCGAACACCGAGCCGCGGCACGCGCGGCGCAGTGCGTCGAACAACCCGGCCTCCGGGAATCGCTCCCCTTTCGGGGTGATGTCCCGGAGGCGGGCATTGCCCCGCCAGAAGTCAGCGGGGCTCAGGCTCACTTGGTTTCGTACAGGGTCAGGACGCCGGCGGTGTGCTTGTAGCTGGTCGCCACCTTGTCCCAGTTCGAACCCGTTGCCAGCTCGGCGTCGGTGGGAGACTTGCCGCCGTTGCCGGTATCCCACTGGTAGCCCTTCAGGGCCAGGCCGAAGCTGTAGTCAGCCTGCATCGTGGTCTCGATGCGCAGCTTGCCGTTCTTGGTCTCGATGTTCGTGATCAGGTCCGAACCGTCGTACACCGTCACACCGCCGGCCACCAGCGACAGGATTTTCGCGTCGTTGGCCGTGGTGCTGGGAGACTCGCGCAGCGCCGGGGCGTCCGTGACCACCACGCGGCGGCCCAGGATGTCCACGACGCGGACGTTGCCGGCCACGAACAGCTGCTCAGCATTGGCCAGGTTGGCGTCGATGAGGTTATGGTAGCTGGTGCCGTCCATCACGTCAGCGATGAGCAGCTGGCTGTGGTCACCGAACAGCGCATGGGCGCGGTTGATGTGGCGGTAGTTCAGCACCGAAGTGGCGGCGTCGTAGACCGTATTGGACGTGCCAGCCTCGATGGCAGCCACGGCCGCCGCGATGGCGGTGTTCAGCTGGTCCTTCAGGATCGCTTCGGCCAGGTTGCGCGAGATGACCTCGGCGGCCTCGCCCGGCGACTTCTGCACCCAGGTCAGCTGGCCCGGTTCCCACAGGATGGGACCGAAGCCGCCGGCGACCTTGACGCCGATCTCCTGCAGCTGCGACAGGTTGGTGCTGGAAGCGTCGGAGTTGGTGGCGTAGCGGTCGACGCGACGCTGGGCGCTGTGGATGCCGGCCCAGAAGTTCTCGTAGCGGTAGTCGCCCTCGAAGCCCTGCGGCGTCAGGACGATGGCGCCGCCCGAGGCCGCGTTGAACTTGTCGACCATCTGGGCGAGCGTTTCGATGGTGGCGGTCTGCACCTCGCGGTTGAAGACCTTCATGTTGCTGAGAGCCATGTGCTATTCCTCTGCGTTGGCGAGTCGCGCCGCGAGCGTCGCCGCGCGGCCTGCGCGGTCGGTTACGTCGGGCAGCTTGTCGCCGTTGTTGGGGTTGCCGCGGTTGCCGTGACCGGCACCGCCGCCGCTTGTGTCGGGCGCAGAGACGAAGCGCTTGCCTGCGTCGCTGCTTGCCCACTCCGTGATGTGCTTGTCGAGGTCGACCTCGCCGGCCTTGACCACGCGCTTGCCGTCCGCGTCCACCACCTGCACGCCGGTGCCCAGCAGGGCCTTGGCAGCTTCGATGTAGACCGGGTCGGTGACGCCAGCCTTCGCCAGCGCCTGGGACAGGGCCGCGTCCTTCAGCGTGTTGCTGTAGGCCGAGTCGATGTCGGTGGCGCGCTTGGTGGCGGCTTCGAGGTCTGCTGCCTGCTTCTTGACCGTCTTGTTGGCCTCGGCCAGCTGCGCCTTCAGCTGATCGCGCTCAGCCTCGACCCTTTCCAGGTCAGCCGGGTCGATTTCAGAGTTCTTGCGCAGCTTCTTGACCTCACCCAGCAGCTCGTCGCGCTTGGCGACCAACGGGGCAGTGGCTTTCTCAACGGCAGCCTCAATGGCTGCACGCACCTCAGGTGCGTTCAGATCGATGTCACTCACGGGGTTGTGTCCTCAGGACGGGTTGCTGGGCTCAGCCCAAAGAAAAAGCCCCGCTCGGCGGGGCTTGGGGTGTTAGGTGCGAAGAGAAGGATTTGAACCTTCAACACGTCTAGCGTGCGTGGGTGCGACCCACTGCGTTTACCGTTCCGCCATCTTCGCGCTATTCAACTACCACGCGCCGCCCCTGCAGCAGGCAGACGACGCACAGCTTGTTCTTCACGTTGCCGGTGCTGGCGACGATGGTCTCGCGACCACCGCATGCGGAGCAGCACGGCCAATCCCGCGCGGATTGGCGAGCGCGCCTACGAACCTGCCCGGCTGGGCTGGCGTCGGGCTTACCGTCAATCACGCGAAACTTCGGCATCTTGGTCAATCGTGGCACGCCCTACGGCGGTGTCAACCCCTCACGCTGGCGCAACTGGTCCAGTGTGAGCCAGCGGCCGCGGTCGTCGTAGAACTTGTCGAACGTGACCTCGCCGGCACGTAGCAGGCGGCCGCGCTCCGGACCCAAGATCTCGTCCTGCCGCGCCGCTGACTGCCGCCCCAGCCATGCGCCGTAGGTGGTGTCGGCCGGCACCTGTCCGTCCATGCTCGCGCGCGTCGCCGGCGGAACCTCGTCTGCGTCCAGGCCCAGCTCGCGCCAGGACTTCAGCACCGGCACGGACACCGACCGGCAGTTGAAGTGCAGCCGGCCCGGACCATCACCCCACGGGACCTTGTGCCCACCGACCGGCTTGTGCGGCACGCTGGCGGTGTACTCCAGCCCGTCGCGGATGCGGCACATGGGGCTGGTCCGGCTATCTAGTGTGGATACCCACTTCAGGGCCTTCACGATGTCGGCGTTGGCGTCGTAGGTCAGCTGCCGCGCGGTCTGCGCCGTGTGTGAAATCGCCGTGCGCACGACGGCTTCGAGCTCGCGGCGCGGCCGGGCCAGCAGCCCGTCGGCGTAGTTCGCCGTTCGCGAACCGCGAATGGTGCGCACGATCTCCGACACCGTGCGGCCCTCGACGAAGCCAAGGCGCACGGCGTTGCGGATGGACGCAGCGCGGCTCTCTTCCAGGTTCGCCAGCCAGCCGGCCAGCAGCCGGCCCTGGAACGGCCGGGCCAGCGCGGCGGCATAGACCTGCTCTGCAGGCACGCCGTACACAGGCACCTGCAGCGCGATGGCAGCCGGCACCGGTCCGCGCAGGGCGCGCACCTCGTAGGCCGCCTCGTACTCGGCGAAGCTGCGCAGGTCCGACTCCAGCGCGGTCAGGATGGCATCGTATGCGGCGCGGTTTGTCCCGCGCACGGCGGCCAGTGTGGTCTCCAGGCGCTCGACGGTGAAGCTAGTGGCATCCAGCCGAAGCAGTGCCTCGGACAGCTGTGCCGCCAGCCGGGCGTCGGAGCGGTTCAGTAGCGCAATCATGCGCCGCACCACGTCCATGCTGTACCGCTGCAGGTCGACGGCGTGGTCGATGGCCTCGTCCTGCAGGGAAGCGTTGACTGTGGCCATCAGGCGGCCAGCGGATCCGAGTTCGGGTCACCCTGCCCCAGCGCGCCCATCGGCGGGCCTTCCTCGGCCACGCCGGCGGCCTCAGCATCGGCGTCGAACTCAGGCGCCAACTCGCCGCGGCGCTTGAGCTCGGCCGCTGCCGTACCTCGGGTCATGAATCCGGCCATCCACAGATCCTTGATGAGCGTGCTGCTGGCATCGCCCCGCGTCGCCTCACCGTAGCCGTCGTACAGCTTCACGCTGCCGGGCTTGTCCAGGCGCGCGTAAGCGGCGGTGAACATCAGGGCCTGGTCCAAGGCGTCCTCGTAGTTCTCTGCCATGCGCTGCAGGTCGGACTTGTTGCCCTCGGCATCGTTGGCCGATTCGGTCGCGCTGCGGTCGCCCGGCTTCTTGACCAGCAGCTCGGCGCCGGCCTGAATCATCTGGTCCTCAAGGTCCTTGAGCGACTCGGCGCCCGCCTGAATAGCGGCACCCGTGTGCTCGACGAATTTCATGTCGCCGTTCATTGGGATTTTGACCGCGCTCGACGCGCCGACCGTCAGTTGGCTTTGCTCGTCGGCCCCGATGATGGCAAGGATGGGCACGCGCGCCACGTGCAGGATGGTGTCCTGGTCGCTCTGGGACTGCCAGTGCTTCACGTTGAGGTAGGCCACATCCAGCAGCGGCGGCTCGCCCACCATGAACGCAATCCGCTGGCCGTAGGTCGGCACGAAGGGAATCTCGGTCAACGACGTGGTTCCTGACTCGGCCAGGAACCAGCTAGTCTTCTGTCTGGCGTCAGTGGTCTCCCGGTAGACAGACCAGTAGCCGGGCCGGAGTACGCGCACCTGCGGCACATGCTTCGTGCCCCATTCGCCGTCGTCCTCTTCGAACGACTCCAGGAGGCGCAACTGCGTCAGACGCACGGCGCCGTTGCGGCTCTCAGTCTTCCATCCCAGAATCTGGCCGTGCCGGTAACGCACCCAGTAAGGACGCTCGCCGGCAGCCTCCACCTGCGCAACCGTGCGCGTGCCGCCAGAGCTGGCGCGCGGGTAGTCCACCAATATGCCACCCAGCCCGTAGCCGACCGCCTCGCGGAATCCATCGGCGGCAACGACGTGCAGCGAGTTGCCCTGCAGGTCGATGTTTTCGGACCACTGCTCGATACGGGCATCGGCATCCTTCAGCGTCAGCGCCTTGGAGAACGGCTTGCCGGCCATGACCGATACCGTGCGCTTCCATGCCGGAAACAGGGTGGCCGTGGCCAGACGCGCGGCGTATGCCTCATTCTCCTCGTTGGGCCAGCGCGGCAACAGTGAAGTCTTGGCCTGACGCATGGCCGGCGTGCCGCCATCCAGCGCATCCAGCACCGCCCACAGCTCGCGCAGCGCCTTGATTTCGTCGTTCGGGTCGTTGACGGCGAGCGCCATTTCAAATCCTCAGGGGTTGTACCAGCGCAATCCGGTGCTGAATCGGGTAGCGATAACAAATGAAGTAGCCAGCCGCATCTACGACGTGGTCAAGCCCGCTAGCCTTATCCGGCTCGCCGTGCTTGTCATAGGCCTGCTTCTCCAGGCTCTCCACCAGCTCAGGGCACGTATCCGCGTTGACCATGTATCGACGCACGCCATCCCTATGCACCATGGCATTGACGGCCAGCACGCGGTCCTTCACACGCGGATTGGTCGGATTAGTACGCAGGCTGAATCCGTGCTGCCGGATGATGGCGTGATCGGACTCGCTGGCGTTGTTGCTCTTGCGCGACTGCCCGCTGGCATCCGGGTAAACGATGATGGGGTGGCCGGGGTGCTCGCGTTTAAGCAGCGCGCACATGGCCGGCGTGTCCAGCACCCTCGTGTATTCCTTGACCGCGTGTGGGTTGTCGCCGCGCAGGACGTGTACGACGGACGACATGCGCCCGACGTTGAAGTCCATACCCACATGCAGCGCTTCCCCCGGCTGGATGGTCTCGGCGCTTGCATTGAGCCGACGGTCAAACTCGGGGTAGACCGACCCGGCCACCAGGTTGACGAACTCACCGTCCAAATACGCGGCCAGCAGGTTAGACGGGTACGACGCCCTCAGG